AGTATTGCTTGATCTTTTACTATTCATAATTCTTTTGATAGTGCATTCTTTACACTCATAAGAATATGATGATGCTACTGCTCCTCTATCCTTTCTTGTCCTATAAAAACAATCAACTAAGTTTTTTGTTTCACCGCATTTTTTACAAGTTCTATCTTGAAGTAGTAGATGTCCTAACTTAATCTGCCCATCTAAATCCATTACCTATACTCCCACATATGACCCATATCACCATACTCATCAGTAAACCATCTATCACCCTCATTATCAACAAAACTAGTATCATCTAGTCCATCATTCATAAATCCAAAAGGTGCCATGTCTTGTTCTATCTGATCTTTTTGATCTTCATAAAGTCTCTTTCTTACATCTTGATCTGTGAGTTCCTTAAAGTAATCCATCTGGACCAACCAAGCATAGATAACCAAACACATAGCAAGGTCATCATTACAACCTTCCTCTGCTTCAAATGAGTTTTTCTTTGATATGAATGTAGTCAACTCGGAAATAATTTCATAATCACAGAATATAAGTTTATTTTCTTCAATCAGAGTTTTAAGATTAAGTGCCCCAACTTTTTTAACAGTCTTAGACATCTTAACGCCAAGTTGTGTTTTCTTACCAGAGAATCCCTGTCCAACAATCTGACCAGCTCTACCTCTCATAGAACACATCAATAGATTCTGATATTCCAAGTCATACTGTATGATACTTGCTACCTGATCACCAATATCATTTACTTCACATAAAATGAATGCACTATTATAGTTCTTTGCTACTTCATAGATGATATTGGGAAACAACATTGGTTTGATTTCGTTGTTTCTATATTTGGCAACTAATCTGTGAGGGAACTGTGTGATATCAACAACTATGAATGCAGAGTAATCTTCACCAACTCCTCTTGCTACGTCAACAGTCATTACATAATCATGCCCCTTTTCAACTGAAGCATATACATCAAGTCCAGCATTTCGAGTCTGTGGGTTGTCATATACCATAGACTTCAACTTGCTTGGGGCAATCAGAGTATCAACGGATCCTAGAAACTCGCATTCAAACTCAACTTTGAATTGTTGTTCTGATGTATTAGAAATTGTCTGATCTTTCCATATAGAATCTCTACCTGGAACTTCGGACCAGTGAACATCTGTTGGAACATATTCGTTTTTGCTCCTTTCTGCATCATGCCACATTCGATAGAAGTGATTCATACCGTGTGGAGTAGATACAATAATTACTTTTGTTTTTTTACCAGAAGTAATCGTAGGATAAACAGACGCAAAGAATGAATCTGCCACATGATTTGGAACGAACGCAAATTCGTCCAAGAATAGAATATTAAAAGACATACCTCGAACAGCACTAGCAGAGGTCGATGCTGCTAAGATTTTAGAACCGTTATCAAGTTCTAGAGATCCTCTATTCCACACAAGAACACCCTGCTGCATCCACTTAGGGAGGTTCTCGTAAGCAGTCTGTAGTCTATTAAGTAGTTCTCTTGCTGTTGCTGCCTTGTTTGCTAGAATACCAATATTGACACTATCATTAAAGATAGCATAATGAAGAAGATAAGATACCACAGTGGTTGATTTACCAGTCTGTCGTGGCATCTTGCAGATATTAAATCTATTATTATGAAAGTTATTAATTAGTTTTTCTTGAAAATCATATGGATGAAACTGAGTTAATCCTTCATCAAGAGAAACAATCTTGATATAATTATTTGCAAAGTAAACGGGATCCTCCTTACATTTCATAAACTCAAGAATTTGTTCTTGAGTAAACTCAATAGGAGTATTTGCTTTTTTTAGATTAGGATTACCAAGATATACATTATCAGACATAAACCGATCAGCAATTCCAAGCTCTTAATGACTTATTGATTCTGCTATCTGGATCTCTAGCAGTTTTAGCAGAGGTTAATTTTTTCTTCATACCTCTCATTCTCGCACAAAAACTTTTTCTACGAGGGTTCCCAACTTTTTTTGAAGGTGCTTTAAGATCGCTTCCTGGGTTTTCGCGTTCATACGACTTTCTACCCTTTTCATTCAGACCTCCACTTTTATTCTTACCTTCTTTTTTTGTCCAAGCAGCACCTTCTGTCTGTAGAAACTGTTCTCCTGGTTTGATGTCAGAAACCCTGTAAGAACTTACCTTAGAACCTGGATATACCTTATCAAGTTGATCCTGAACTTCAGAACGACTTGGTTTCTTCACAGATGGGAAGAACATCTTAATCATCAACATCTTGCCCCGCCAGGTCAAGAATACTTCGACAATGTTGCCTGTCTTTCTTGGGATCTGAACTGCTTCTTCCACATCATCAGGACAAGCATCTGCACCATGAACTGGGCAATCCTTTCCTTTTTTAGTATGAGAACAGTCTGTCTCCTCATTTGCTTTGACACAGTTTGGATATCTCTTTCCAAACATCGTCTTCATACCCTTTTTCTTATAACCAGGCCAGCACTTCTCACCAAGCATCTTACTTCCAATACCCTCAGTTGGTTCTAATGGATCGGGAGTAATCAGATCAATTGTTTCATACTCTGTTGGTTTAAACTCAGATCTCCAGTTTGAATAATCATATCCCTCCTTCTTAGTTTTATTGCCCCAGTTCTTCGCACCAACTTTGCGACACTTAACTAATGCTCCTGAAGCGTATGCAGAGGGCCATACCGAATAACGAGACTTGACCTTATGATAACAAGCATCCTTCTCACCCTCTGTAATATCAATTTCGTCGCCAACTTCTACATTATTCTCCGCAAACCATCCACGATTTACTTCTAATGCACAAAGAATATCTCCATCAGATTCAACAGCAGTTTCATCATTTGGTTCTAACTGCTTAATACTTTCGATGATTCCATCTTCTCTGATAAATGCAATATCCAGAGGAATCTTTGTCTCCCTCATGTGGAATGATTGTTGTGCTACTTCATCAAAGATGAATAACATTCCACTATTTGTATCCAGACTTTCTCTGAACATGAGTCCAAGATTAAAATCTCTTATCTCTGTTGGGATTTCAATCTGTAATGGTAGAGTTGTAAATTCTTCTGTTTTCACGTTGATTGCCTTCCCTTTTCTATCTGGATTTGGATCTTTCGCATTCTTACGTCTAAATGCAGCATCTTCCTCGCTTTTACTGAGGTTACGCTTCATTTTGCTTGAACCACACTTTGGTTTTGTGGTTTGTCCTGGTTGTCTGGCACATGGTTTTCCTGCGTACTTGCCACCCAACTGAACCCAGCCAGGCTTGCCATCACTAGAGCGACTCTTGCCAAACCAGTCACGCAAAGAATTATCGCCACTTTTGTTAGCTTCACTTACGGATCCTCCACCGTTACCACCGCCATTACCATTGCCGTTTCCATTACCATTACCATTCTTTGTTTCGCCTTCATCATCTACAGAATGACCATTCTCCTTACGGAGCATTCCAGCACGACCAACTACCTTGAATCCTGCTGGAATTGGTTTACACTTTTCATCAGTGTAACAGTAATACTGCCCTGCTGGACAACGACCGTTCTTAGCCATCAAAACACAGTTAATATCAATTATTTATGATTTAAAATACCCCCATACCAAGTCCAAGAGTAACGCCAGGTAGAGTGACCCAGTTAGTACCATCATAGAATTCCATTTTCTTCAATGTTGTATTGTAAATCATTGCACCTTCATTAAATGTACCTGCGTCTCTTGCAGTAGTTGTATACTGTGGAAGATAGAATGCAGTTGATACTGTAGCAATTCCTGCCACAGATGCGTTGCCATTAGAAGATAATGTTATCTTACTTGCTTCTAATGGTGCTGTTATTGAAAGATCATAAACATAAAACTCTCTTGTATAATCACTAATTCCAAGGTTTAACGATGATGTTGTTGAAGTTGCTGTAAATGTGAAAGAAATTGATGTTCTAGTATTGGTGTTTCCATTACCAACTCCGAGTTGAGTTCCTGTATAAGCAGCTCCACCATCAGTTGCATCGGTAACCT